GACCCTGGAGGACTTCAGAGTTACCGGGACGAGCAATGGAGTGATCTTCTGATGGCTGAACCGTTTGGCGTCCACTTTGAGGTCACCGGCCCTGTCTTTGACGGCTCCGGTCTGCGGGTGATGCAAGGAATCATCAACCGGGGACTCCTAGATATTGCGACCCTGGAAGGGGCGAACAAGGTCAAAGACCAGCTTTACGGCCCACCGGCGTCCGAGTATTGGAAGGCCGACCCAAAGACACGCCACGGTGCCCATACCCGTGACCTCAAGCGGCGGGTCGCCGCCAGCCAACCCTCCGATAATCTGGCAATATTCAACGCTGGCGGCGTCCATTACGCGCCGAAAATTGAGGCTTTGTATGGCATGTTTAAGAACGCCACCAACGCCATCAATCGGGACAAGGCCGCGCTATATCACAAGTACATTGGCGGGGCTTTGATCGAGGCATTCGATTGAGCAGATCGGGAGCCTTGGACAGGATCGACGTGCTTTTATCGACCATTACTGACCCGGCCTTCACCGCGGTCATCCGGGCCGAGCCTCTGGCGTTGTCCGGGACTCCCGTCCTGGCGTATTGGGTCCAGGCCCGGACTAACGGCTGGCAGACCCTGTCGGATATTGGCTCGACGACGACCATCATGATCCGGGCTTATTTCCGGCTCCAGGCGTCGGCGGACGTTAGGGAGAGCATAGAGCTTGAGTTGTGGGACGCAATGGTGGAGGTGGACACCAAGCTCCGCTCCGACGCGAACCTTGCCGGGAACTGCACCGACTCCACGGTCGGGTCCGCCACGGTCGCAACGCTGGACATGGGCGGGGCTTTATACAGGACGGCGACCATCCCTTTTGACATCCAGATTTATGAGGAAGTGACCATCACTCCATAGGGAGAGGATATGGCAAAGAAATCAGGACTGGGCCAACAGATATTCGTCCACGGTTACGACCTGAGCGGGGACGTTGCGGCGATAGATAACGCCGGAAGTCCCCGCGAATTGCTGGACACCACCGCCCTCAATTCTCCAGCCCATGAGCGGGTGATGGGATTGTCTGACGGCAACCTCGGCGTTTCCTCCTGGTTCAACGATGCCAGCGAACAAGAACATGCCGCCTTCAAGGGACTGGTGACCACCGACCGGATCGTGACCTGGGCATTCGGGGCGACCCGCGGGGACGTTGCCGCTTGTTTGGTAGGGAAGCAGATCAACTATGATCCGAGCCGCGGGGACGATGGGTCGTTATCCTTCACGATAGACACCCAGGCGGACGGCGTCTCCCTGGACTGGTGCGACACTTTGACCACCGGCAAGGAGACCCATTCCTCGGCTGGCAATTCGACCAGCCGTGACGACGGCGCCGGGACCAGTGCCGGAATGGTGGCCTACCTGGAGATCACCGACATCGACTCCGGGACGCCGACCGTGACCATCCAGCAGTCCTCGGACAACGGGTCCAGCGATGCATTCGCCACGGTCCTGTCATTCACGGCGGTGGCTGCTGCCGCGGCCCCAACGGCGGAACGGGTGACGGTGAGCGGGGCCGTGGAGCGGTATCTCCGGATCACGACCACCGGGACATTCTCCAACCTGGACTTCTGCGTATCGACCAGGAGGGGGACAAGCCAGGATGATGTCGCCTTCTAATGACAACGCCGGACGATGCCGTCCAGGAGGAACTACGCCTAGCGCGGGAGGAATTAGCACGGCTAAAGGCGGCCGACGACAAAGCCGAAAAGATACAGATGACCTCCGGGGACATAGTCCGGCTGGTGATAGCGGCGCCGGTCGTGTTTACCTGGTTATTCCTGGGAAGTCGCATCATAATCTCGGCCACCACATCGACCGCCGTTTTGAGCCAAATCGAACCCCTACTTTTGGCGTTATCCATTTTGACTATCCCGGTCACGGCCATCCTTGCGTCGTTATTCAAGGTTGATGGAAATGGTAAATGACCTTATTTGAGAAAATCTGTCGAATGGTCGGGGACCGGCGGATACCGTCTTTCAGGATGCCGGCGTTCCGATTGTTCCGGGTGGGCTTCGCCAATAAGCATGTAACGACGATCGTGGTCTTGGCCATCATCGTGAGCGGCCTGGCGGTCGCCGTGGGTCTATATTTCGCCGTCAAGGATGTGGCGTCGAGTACATATAACTGGCCGGAGCCAGCCGAATACGATGTGACCCTCGACGGCTTGCAAACTATGGGCAAGAAGAACCCGGACTACCCGGACGGGACGGCCAGCCAAACTCTTAGAGTGGGCTTTAAGGACGGGACGCGTGTCGATCGTGTGGTGCTGAGGAATTTAGACTTAGGCAAGGTCGGTCTGGCGAAATCCTTTGAGATAACGAGAAACGCCACCACCGGGGTCACTGGTGCGTCGGCTTATCTATTCATCGGGGACATCGTCATTACCAATAGCAGCGCGCCCACTTTGGCCTGGGGCAATATGGAATTAGGAAGCGTAACTCTCTCAGCCAGAGTTGACGGACACAGCCAGGAAATACAACAGGACTCAACCGTGACTCAGATAATCATCGACTCAGACCGGGGATCCGGCACCTATACCGCCCAAGATTCAAAAGTGGACAGGGTGATTCTCCAGATAAACGGCTCGACCAAGGTGTCCAGCATTGGGGTTTTGGAGATCGACAATGTGGACGCATCGGTCGGCTCCTGGTCGTGGGATTACATCAAGGCTGGCTCCTTGTCACTCGATGGGACGAACGAATTTGGAAATGCGACGGGTATAAATGTGGCATCCGCAACCTGGGCCGATACTATCAGCGCCCGGACTATCGTGGATAACCTGGTCGATGTCCCAATTTCGGTGAAGTAGTGAAACATCTCGGACTCATCGGCGCCGTCCTCCCGTTGGTGCTACTAGCCATCGGCATCATCGGCTGGGTGCTGACCGTCAGGAATGACGTTACCGACGCGGTCAAGCAGATCGCCGTCGTCCAGGGGGAGATCGCCGCCATCAATGCGCGGATGGAGAACGAGCGGACGATAAGGACGGACCTCCACGCCGACCAGGCGGGAGACCTGGTGACCATCACCAACGGACTTAGTGACAGGATAAGCGGCCTGGAGACCGACCTCGTCCTGGCTAACGACCAGATGGCGACCATCATGGGGGACCATGATGGCTTTGCGGACGTACTCCGGGAACTGGGAGAGATCGGCGCCCTGCCGTCCGGGGAGCGGCGAGATTATGGCGGGTACGGCAACAGATGACACGAAGGATAAGCAATCGACTCGATAGCGGCAGCGTCAATCCGGTCAACCAGAACTCCGAGCCAAGGCGTCGGGACTGCCATGGATGCATGCTGAAGGCTCATTGATGTGCTGGTTTAATCGACACTGGTGGCGACCACATTCGGAGGAGTGGTCCGTCCGGGTCTGCCGCATCTGCCGGGTCAGGGAGCAAGCGATGTACCACTCGGCGACCGGCCTGTATTGGATTAGGTTATGAAGATGACCGCTTTTCGGCCTCAGATTCTGGCGAGTATCGTGGCCGCGACAATATTCTGCACGTTCACGGCTTGGATAGGATGGAAGCTTCAGGCCGTCGAAGTGATTACTGGGCTTACGGGCGCATTTATAGGATTCCTGGGCGGAATCTCCCTCCGGATAATCGACTCCGGGACGGATGAGGACAAGGAATGACTAACCGAGGGCTATTGACCCATTTCGTCCTCAACCGCCCACGGGACCACTGGCGGGAGGTGAGCTGCCTGGAGATTGGATGCGTTAACTATGCGATGGGCTGGAAGACGATCCTTCCGGTGGACGATATAGCCAACATAGAGATGGTCCGCCGGTCGAATATGGGCTTCAGGGAGGAGCGGGAAGACGGCCTGGTCGTCTTCGTATTTTCACCGGGACAGGAGTGCTTTACCGGCCAAGGTGGAGGGCATAGGATAGCGGTCGGGCGTGACCCGATACTGATGCGGGACAACCGCATCATGGAGCCGTTGGAATTTATGGACAACTGGAACGATCACCAATATCGGAGGAGTGTAAATGGCTAAAGAATCAGGGCTTGGAATGAGCGCTATTATCGACGATTCGGGCGGATCGGCCCGGACGATCTCAAACGACATAACCTCCATCGACATCGCCACGCCGAGGGAGGAGCAAGATATTACTGGCCTCGACAAGTCGGCCAGGGAACGACTGTTACTCCTAGCGGACTTCACGGTGGCGATCTCTGGCGTCTTCAACGATGCCTCAAATATGTCCCACGACGTATTCAAGACGGTGCCATCGACCAGTGTGGCGCGGACGACAACCCTGGCGGTCTCCGGCCAGACATTGCCGGGGGAGTTGTTTTATACGGACTACTCCTTGAGCCGGTCGGCATCCGGGGAGTTGACCTGGTCAGCTCCTGGTGCATTAGCCGGTGGCGTTGTCCCGACGTGGGCTTAAATGGTTGCCGTTAACGGGGTCCGGAAGGGATTCCGCATCCCGGTAAAAACAGCCCTAATCAAATTTGAAGGGACTGATTACGACGGGGCAGAGATAAAGGTCCGGCTTAGTGTGAGCTTTGCGAGGTTCATCGAACTCCGAGAATCCGCTCAAAGTGAAGATCAGGAAGGCATGGCTCGGCTATTCGGCGAACATTGTCTGATGGAGTGGAATCTAGAGGACGCCAATGGTGAGCCGATAACAGCCGATGCTGATGGGATGTTAGCGATTCCAATGGAGCTGACTAACCTGGTAATACAACATTGGGTGGAGGCGGTGGTAGCGGTGCCGGGCCCTTTATCCGAGACATCAGGCGATATAAGCACGTTGGCGGCGGCATCGACCGCGATGGAAACCGGATAGTCAAGCCCTGGGATCTTGAACGGGCCGAGCTTATTGACGGTCTATGTCAACGATATGCCTGCTTGCCTTCTCAGCTCATGGAGGAGGACGCAACGATTCTTCGCATGTTAGCAATAGTGCAGGAAGGGCAACCGGACGAGAGCAATGGCTAACGAAGTCGAAATAAAAATCACCGCAGACCCGTCTTCGGCAGAAGCCGGATTCAAGAAAGTGAAGTCCGGCTTCCAGTCGGTGAAAGATTCCATTGTCAAAAACCGGAAGGCCATCGGCCTCAGCATAGCGGCCCTGGGAGTAGGACTTGAAGGAGTAGCTAAATCGCAAGCTGGCCTGACAGAGTCGAGCCGGAAGCTGGCGAATGCCACCGGGATGTCCGAGCAGGAGATTCGGGGCATGGCGACCAGTCTCAGCAACGCCACATTCCCATTGGACTCGGCCCTCCAATTGATGACACTGGGAGCGCAGCAAGGTCTTGATAGCGCCGACGCTCTCAAACAGTATGCCGCGTTTTGGGATACGGTCGGAGATGCCACCGGGTTATCCGCTGAGGCATTGGCGAAGTCCGGCGCGGCGTTGGCGGCGGTGGGGATCGAGGTCGGGAACGAAAGCGACCTCCTCGGCGCGTTTGGGTTAATCACCCAGGAAAGTACCTCCACGGTCCAAGAGTTCCTTGACGGTATATCGA